TTTTTTCCTTCTGGTTCTTTCTCTGTTTATTAGTCTTGTAAACGATGAGAGGACCGTCAATGGCGGAGTCTCTGAACGATGGTGCATCGTGACTGGATGGATTATTGTGAAGATATTGAAAAGGCGAAGTCTCGGTTTGGGATAAAAGTGTGGTAACACACTCCTCGATTTGTGTGACGACGTGAGTTAAAAGCTACTTTTCATTATTTGACCTTTAATTTTCAACGTTGTGGTGTATGCATGTAGGCCCAGATGGGGTGTATAAATACACATGGTCGACCGCGGCCATGAGTTTTCAGCGGCGTTGGTTACGTGACAACTTGTATGTTTTCTCTACAATTTCACTATGGCTACAACTAAAGATGAAACCCTTGCGTCCTCTGACTTTAAGAGTGTCAAATCTTTAGTTCGCGAGCGTTTAATTCAAGAGTGTACTAGTATTGTGCCTGGTAGGGATAGACCTTGTGAGACAATGGATGAAATACGAATTTACCAGCGGCTTTTAGCTGCACAACGACAACAACAAAACTTTGGCATGATGTGGCAAGAGCCGTGTCAAAAAAAAGATTTTGTAGAGCGTTGGCAGGGAACACTACAAGCAGAGCAAATGGCAGCGACAGTTTTGGGTGGTGCCGTCAAGAATGCGATGAGTGGAGTAGTCAAATCTGTTGAGGCTATGCCAGTTGTTGGTCAGATTGCAAAGGCGGTTTTTGGTGATGGTTCATATAAGGATACTCCGTCAGTTATCAATTCGGAATGTGGTAATTTGGGAGTAGTGGACTTGCCAATGCCTTTAAATTCTTTTGCTCTTAGCATACAAGATATGACAGATGATGAATCGAAAGTTTTGGACTGTGATAGTGCTGCTGAAGGTGAGAGCTTGTTGCGACGATGTAAAGTCGATTCACGCATAGAAATTTTGAATTGGCCCACGACGTTTGGTAGTGGAGTTTTGTTGGCGAAGTATTTTGTGACACCAGCAATGTGTGGGGTAGATATTGCAGGCGGTAGATCGACAGCTTTTAACACAGTTTTATCCTACTTCCAAAATGTCTATACCTTTTGGCGGGGTGGGTTGCGCTTCACTTTTGAGTGTTTGCCAACCCATTTTCACCAGGGTCAATTGTTCATAGCGTTTAACCCGAATTTGGATCCTGTAACTATATTGCAGGCAAGGAATTGTACGGCTGCTACCATTGATTTGGGGGTTACCAATAGAACTTCAATGGACATACCGTACGTGACAAAGTCGGATTACTTGCGAACTAGTTTGCCTGGCTTTCAAGCGGGTTTTTCGTTGGACAATTGTCTAGGTGTTATCCACGTTTTTGTTCAAAATCCCCTAATAACCAATGGGACTGTTGCTGGCAGTATTGATATTAATGTCTATGTTTCAGCACTTGACGACTTTGAATTTAAAGTTCCAAAGGAGTTGCCACGTGAGTTGTTGTTCTCTTTTCAAGGAATTTATCAAATGGAGAGTGAGGTTGTGCGTGATGTTGCGGTTTCAGTACCGGTTCACATTCCCCAACAGGGGTACGGAGAGCATACTTTGGAGGGAGTTCGGACGGTTGCCAATGTGCGGTCGGCTGATACGGAAAACGTGATGGAGCGCGAGTATTTGCTGTTAACAGGACAACTTTATTCTGCCACCCATGCGGTTGCAGCAACTCTTAGTGAGTTGCGCTTACCATTGGAATTTTGGAATTCTTCTTTGGCTCCGTCTGGATTTCGTAATTACCACGAATTTTTTCGAATGGGTTTTAAAATCACTGTACGTATCAACCCAACGCAATTCCATCAAGGGTCATTAATGTTGTTATGGGTTCCTATGCCACATGCAGCCAATTTGTCTGGTGAAGTTTTTGGTACGTACACTCAATATCCCCACGCATTGATGAACATTGCAACGGAGACGTCTATGGAGCTTGTAGTTCCTTATTCTGCGATGTTTAGAATGTTGAGAAATTCTAATAGTATGGGTATTGTGCGAGTTATGGTGTGGAATCAGCTTCGGGCACCAGCTACGGCTTCACAGTCTTTGAGTTTTTCGGTGTGGATTCAGGCATTGAGTCCTCATATGACGGTGAAGAAAGCGTTCACTGGAATACTAACTGGAGATCGTGTTGCGTCGGACACTGCTAAGGGTAATTCTACTCAACAATTGGCTTTTGTTCCTGAGGGGCCACAAAGTCGTGGACATATTAAAAGTGACCATATGAATGTGTTGAGTTTATTGCGTAGACCATGTTTTGTTTCTCAGTATCGTCTTGGAGAGAACCAGTGTGTAACTGGTCCTTTGGATCCTACGACATTTACGTTGGTTTGGAAGACCCCTGCTTTTTGTGGGCGCACGCATATGTTTTTGGCTATATCTTATATTTATACCTCGGGGGGGAATAGATTGACTGTAACGTCGAACGTGTCTAAAGCCGTAAGTGTTGAGGCTTTTGCCTATTCCGATTTTGATGTTGATGTTTTGCCAGCTATTGAGGCAACCATTTTCTACCCTCTTGCTGTATCTCTGGACAATTTGTTTCGTGGTGGCGCGTTGTGGAGTGTTAATGATGAGCCTAGTAAGGCTATTGAGGTTCCTCATTACCGAAGGGGACCGTTGAGCTTGTTGCAGCCTGTTTTTGACTCTTCCTTTGAGCGCTCGCCGGTTTATTTTCCACAGGTTAATGTGGGTTTTGCAACTCAAGAATTCACGGGGACTCAGTTTAGAGACATTTATGGTTATCATGGTATTCGTGCGTATTTGTTTCATAGCGTTTCAGATGATTTTCATATTTATTTTCCGCAAGCTGTGGTTTATACGCAATATGCAACACCAACTGGAGTTGGTGGTTTGAGTTTTGGAGCGCAGACCTACAATGATGGAGATGTTGAAGAGGATGGAGCGTATGATGAGCCTGACACTGTAGAACAAGAATTGTTAAAGGCTGGAATTGAATCCAATCCAGGGCCTGAGCTTGATATTAATGTCTATATGAGATATGGTTTTCTCCAAGTTGAAGATGTTATGAAAGACTTGCGTGCTTTGTGGGGGAAGAACAATTTTAGGGAAAATTTTGGTTTCATCGTTGACGCAGCCACATGTGTGGGTGAGGATTTTGTTCATGGTTTTACGATCCAAGAAGCCTTTGATATGGATAGTTTGTTAGCTCTTGCTGGAGCTGTAGAGGATATTGGGAACTTGCAAGGAACGTTGCAAATAGGTGAGGCAGCTGCTACAGCAGCTGCAGATCGCTTTGTGCGTGCAGTGTCACCCACTCTTGAGTCAGCGCGAGATGCTTTTGAGAGTGTACGTGGGCTCACTGATATGGCAGCGGCAAAATTGGATAGGGTTGAGGAAGCCATCCAAATAAAAGCAAGCTCAATATCTAGCTCTGTTTTGGGGCGAGCGTACGAGATGTTAACGACAATTCGTGATGTGGTCCATGCCGTTTTGAGTCTTGGTGGAAGCCGTGTGGTTCAAATTCTTAGTGTTTGGAAATTAATAGATCTCTTCTCTCAGTATATGGGAAGGAATTGCGTACTAGTGCAACAACTAGAGAAGCTAGTGCGTAAAACTGGAGTGTTGCAAGGTGGGGATTGGTTTGACTTCGTTAGTGAGCATTGCGTGTCTATGACGTCAGGCGTGATTAGCGTTGTGTTGCGTATGTTCGGTTTTGGGACTTCGCGCACTTCGTTATCTATGTTAATGTTTTCGTTGCGTGAACTTTCTGAGGGACAGACAGCTGGAGCACGAGTGGCATTGTTTGTTACGAGTGTTATTGATTACATTTTTGAGGGAACAGGGATGTTGAAAAGTTTTGCCGAGATTACAGAGACTGAGCAGATAGCTTTTGCCACTAAGTTTGCTGTTATTAGGAAGACCACTGATTGGGATAAGTTAAGTGCTCTAACTCCACTTATTAAGTCGGCCACGCGTTTTAAGAAGATGTCTGGAGCCGGTTTTAGAATGCCTGTGGATCTCATGAAGAATGTTGAAGAAGTTCAGATTCAAGCCGTAAAGTTGGAGGCTCAAGCTCGAGTGCGTCCGCGTCGGAGACCAACTGTCTGGTATTTGTTTGGTGGCTCACAGCAAGGGAAGTCATATTTGCAGCAAAATATTATCCCTGCTCTTTTTCTCCACGCTACAAAATTGTGTGAATTCAAGGATGTTGCCTCGGAAACTTATGCAATACCAGGTCCCGATGTGAAGCATTGGGAGGGATATAAAGGTCAGTTGGTCGCAAATATGGATGATGTTTTTACGCTTACTGGGCCTGAAGATGCGCAAAGAATTATATCTCTTGTGTCTCCTAGTGAGTATACGGTGCCAAAAGCGGCCATAGAGGGCAAGAAGGACACTTTCACCTCCGTCGCTTTGGGTTTGTCTTCTAATAAACGGTCGTTTGAAGGTGTGCAGGGTTTGAACAATGCAGATGCTTTGACTCAACGTGTGCAAGAGAATATGTTCGAAGTGGAAATACTTCAGAAGAATTGTGCGACTTTCTTATCCGATTTAGATGATGTGGTGGATGCGCAGAGCCTTATGGGGTATGCGAATAAACATTGGGTGTTTCACAAGCTCACTGGCTCCAATGGTAATCATGGGCGTACGAAGTATAGTATGGAGCAAATAATTGGGGACCTGAAATTGACATTTGAGAAGTATCAAGAAGAGACTGACAAGATTAAAGAGAAAATTGGTCTATTGCAAGGTGAAGATTCCGTTAGTGATTATGTTGATGCTGAATGTTTTACTGTCTCAGCGGAACATCTCGATGATCTCTTGAAGGCAATAGAATTTGATCATAGAGAAGGTGTTTTGGATGCCAATTGGAAAATATTGTCGGAGGATGCTAGGAAAATGGCTGTTGCACTTGGAGGGTTAAAATTTGGAATCGATTTGGATAGTGCCATTAAACACCGTGATATTTGTGAAATTGCTGGTGCTATGTTTCCGGAGGACCAAGCGCCAGTGTGGAGGGGATTTGTCAAGTGGCTTACTGCTGCAGGCGTTGTTGTTTCTTGTATTGGGTTGTGTGTGTTGGCATGGAAAGCTATGACCGGAACTTTGAAGGGTGAATTGCAAGCATCTCTTTACGATGGAAATGTTGCTGTGCGTACGAAGAACTCTTTCGGCAAAGTGAAGCCAGTCTTAACGGATAATGGTGTTTTTGAGAAAGTGAGAAAATGTATTCGTTGGGTTGAGTTGTACCATTATGACGATCCAGAGTTTGGACAAAATGGTATGCATTGTGTCGTCATGCAAGGAAGATATATTCTTCTCCCAAATCATTTTTACGAGCAGTTTCTGCGCCAAAATAGACATGATAAAATCGCTGGAGCACGACTTATTACACCAGATGGAAGGAAATTTCCTTTTGCTCTTGATGCTACCAATAGTGTGCGTGTGAATGGACTGTCGGGAAGTCCTATTGACTTGCGTATTGTTTACCTTTTTGGTGTTCCTATGGCAGGGACGCCAAGGCTCATTGGTCTCATTCCGACCTTAAAAGAGGTGAAAAGATACACTGGGCAGGAGATTGATTGTACTATTCTTGCGTCGGCAACTAATCGCGTGCGAGATGATGTAGCTGTACGTGTTGAAACTCGTTTTTATGGTACTCTTGATAATTTGGAAGAAACCGAGGAGATGGAGATGTTTGTTGCTAAGTATGCTGGGCAGGAGAAGACCACCTATGGTGATTGTGGTCGTCCGTATATTTGTCGTAGCTCAGGCGTTCAGGCCCCTTTTGTTGCGCTGCATAGTGCTATGTTTCATGCCCCATACAGTGCGTGTGGAGGGACGCAGCTTGTGCGTGAAAATATCGAGATTGCTTTAGCGCAGCTTGAGCGGATGGTCAATCCAGTTTTGCACGTGACGCAAGTTGGGGGGCTTACCGGAGATGGCGTTGTCCCTGAGGGATGGTTGACCGATGCTCCCGTTCTTGGAAAGTGCGTTGTTAATGATGTGCCTTTGGAGGTGCATGTGCCGCTGCGCACGACGAAGGTTAGATGGTTGCGTAATAAGGAGTGGACTGATGAGTGGCGTCCGTCAGCTAAAGGAATTGTGAAAGTTGGTGAGGAACCCGATGTTCTCTACGTTAACACTTTGGAATCTAATGTTAGTGTGAAGTACGTTAGTGAGCCCAATAAATGTATTGGGAATGCTATTTTCCAGAAGTGTGTGAAGTTTTATGCTCAACAGTTCCCGAAATTTACGGAGATTTGGACCGACGATCAAGCTATTAATGGGCACGGAATTATGGATAAGCTTAACATGCATACATCGACTGGATACTGGAGTAAATACTTTACTCATGGGAAAACTGAAGTTTTTGAGATGGATGCGGAGGATCATTATACATGGACTGAGAAGGCGAGGACTTTTGTCATTCCGGAATTGGATTCCACTTTTGTGGAGAGGTATGAGGAGGCTGATCGTGAAATTACAATAGGTAATGTGCCAGTTTTCTTGTGGGTGTCGTCGAATAAGGATGAACTGCGTGCAATCGAGAAGGTTAAGATTGGGAAGACACGTGTTTTTGAGATGCCACCTCTGGAATTCAGTTTGTTGGTGCGTAAGTACTTTGGGCCGTTTCTTAACCATATGAAGGCTAATCCTGGTTTTGAGACTATGTGTGCAGTTGGCATTGATAAAGAGACCGTGTGGAAAGCCATGTGGCAAGGTCTTCGTGGGAATAGCGATGTTGGATTTGATGTCGATTATTCCAACTATGATGGGAGTGTGACACCCATTGCCTTTGATTTCTTTAGGGCAGTGACAGATTATTGTCTGCCTGAAGAAACAAAGCAGCAAAGACACTGTTTGTTGCATGTGTTGCAACACTCATATGTCTTGTGTCGCGAAACTGTTTTCCTGACTGAGCAGGGAAACAAGTCCGGCAATCCAATGACGGACATATTTAACTCAGTCACGAACGTTTTCATCATTCTTCTCTCATATTTGTATGGGAGAGGAGAGGCCGGATTATCGTTAGACTTTGAGCAGTTTTATCGAGAAGTGAGGGCTATCACATATGGTGATGACGTGATTTGCAGCGTTGCTCGTCATGTGAAATATTTCTCTCGGGAGACCGTCTTTAAGGTGGCGGCTGGCTTGGGAATGAAAGTCACATCGGCGAGTAAGGGAGTGGGAATTATACCTTTGGAGCCTCTGAAGGATTTGTCGTTCATTAAGTTGAACTTCAGAGAGGAGGCGGGGGTTATGATGTGTCCGCTTCCCAAGGATGTTATATGGCGCATGGTTCAGTGGACTGAGCGCGGGAACCTAATTGATTATCGGGTCCAGAGAGATATTCTTGATGGGGCGATGCGTTGTATGGCGCATCATGGTAGGCAGAGTGTGGAAGACTTTGCACGCCAAGTTAAGGAAGCCGGGGAGAGGGTGAAGTTTGATTATGACCTCTTCTATCTTGATATGATTGAGAAGCAAGAAGGCTATGAGTTTCCCCTCGCCTTGGTGGCCCAGTGTTAGCACATACTGGAAGAGCGGTCTTTGGTACATACTCTGTACTAATCGCTTGAGCGCGGGCCTCGACGCGCTTATCCCAATGTATCCGCAGTGGTGGCACAATACCAGTGTCTGCCCAGACGGAGTTGGGATCTTTGGCAGGGATCGGCCCCTGTCATCGTATTTGGCAC